CACAAAGCGCCCGGAGCGCGACTGGTCGACCCCCACGGACGGGGTAAGTGCCACAAAGCGCCCGGAGCGCGACTGGTCGACCCCCACGGACGGGGTAAGTGCCACAAAGCGCCCGGAGCGCGATTGGTTGACCCACAGGGAGTCCCCAACGCAATCTGAACCTGAAAAATTATCGCCAACCGACAAGCTGGAAGACCCGTTTGAACAGTGGTGGACAACTTACCCACACCGGGAAGGGAAAAAGGGCTACAAGCAAAAGTGCCTGAGTAAATACCGCAAATTGGTTAGCAGACATGGTTTTACCACGGAACAACTGCTGGCCAACCTGATGGCGTACTCCCGTTATTGTGACGAAACCGGCACCACGGACACCCAGTACGTGATGACCACAGACTCCTACCTGAATAATTCCGACAACCTGACTAACCCCTGGACGGTGAACCATGAAGCACGTCAGCGAGCTTACGGCAGACTTGACCCGATTGATCAGTGGCAGCAGGCCAACGCCGACGTGCTCAACTGCCCAAGCCAGCAGACCGCAGGGTATACCCCAAAACTGATAGCGGGGCTGTTTGGGACCATGACGGGCCTGTATGGCGCGAAATGGACGAAGGAGCACGGGCTGGCCGACCGGACGGGGGCGTGGCTGGATACCCTGCAACACCTGAATCCACAACTGATTGCGATAGGGGTGCGCCGCTGTCAGCGGGAGAAGGACTGGCCGCCGTCGGCACCGGAATTTCTCAGGCTGTGCCAGCCGACGCCGGAGGAATGCGGGTTGCCGTCAGTGGCCAAGGCTTGGCAGGAGGCGAATGAACACGCCGGTTCGCCCAACCATCATCCGTGGAGTCACCGAGCTGTCTATCTGGCAGGCCGGGCAGCGGGCTGGTTTGAAATGCGTTCAGCAGCCACGCCCCAGGATCAGCGGGACGCCAAAGTGCGCTTTGCCAATGCCTATGGCGCTTTGGTTGAAAAAGTGGTGCTTGGCCAGCCCATCGAGGCACAACTGGCGATTGAGTACCGCTACGATCCGGGAGCGCACTCTGATCAGTTGCTGCGGGAAACGATGAGGGCTCAAAACATTGACCCACTTGATACCCAAGGTGCCAGAACACGGCTGAAGGAGTTGTTTGGATGAACTTTTGGCGTGATCTGCTGCTGCTGGCGTTTACCTGGCTGACCATTGTCGCCGTGTTGTTCCTGACCTTTGTCCGGGCGGTCTGACTATGGAGCTGGCGCTGGTCAAGGGTGCTGACGCGGTATTGATGCCCGTATCGGACGCAGACCAGGACTATGTGCGCAAGCTGAAACCCGGTCAGGTGATTACGGCTGAGTTTCGTCAGCGCCGTAACCCGTACTTCCATCGCAAGTTTTTTGCCTTGGTCAAGTTGGGATTTGACTACTTCGAGCCAGCGCCCTTTGTGCTGGGAAATGATGGCCGGGAGATTACGCCGGAAAAGGATTTTGATGAGTTCCGGCGCTGGCTGGTGATCAAGGCAGGGCATTTTGCAGTGGTCGGCTACCCGGACGGCTCGGTGCGGTTGCGGGCCAGAAGCCTGAAGTTCAGCAAGATGGATCAAGCCGAGTTTGAGCGTGTGTATTCGGCGACGGTGGACGTGTTGCTAAAGCACGTCCTGAACGCCGGGCAGGGTTGGAGCCGGGCCAAAGTGGACGAAATCATTCATCGAATAATTAACTTTGTGTAGGTGGGGTATGAGCAGAGAGGCACAGGAGTATATGCACTTTGTCGCACAGTTAAGCTGTGTGGCTTGTCGCAAGAACGGCATTGAAACGCGGCCGGTGGAAATCCATCACTCGCGCAAGGGGGTGGGTATGGGGCAACGGGCCAGCCATTTTGACACGATGCCGCTGTGCCCGTCCCATCACCGGTTAAGCCGTTATGACTCGGTTCACCTGGCCTACCAGACGTTTGTTGATCAATACGGCGATGAATCTGCACTGGTTGAACAAACACGGCAGGATGCGGCTTTGCTCAGGCAATCGTTGGTCAGCAATGGGGTGGATGGCGATGGCTAAACACAGCAAAACGGTTCTGCCCGTGTTGCAGACCCGGCCTGAAGGTGCGCTGTGTTTCATGGATGGGAGCTTTTACAAGCTGACCGATGGCAACACAAAACTGTGGTTCTGGCACAACGGGCAGTGGTGCCGAAGCTGCAAGGATGTTCAGCTGTTTTTGCACAAGCTGCGCCGACAGGATGAGCCGTTTGGTTATTGATAATTACGCCAGGAGGCGAGCAACTATGTACCGTTCACTGACGCAGGCGCTGGTACGGATTTTCGGGACACCGGAGCTGATGCTGAATAAACCGAGCTGGCACAAAGACATTAACAGCGGCTATCGCACCAGTACCGGGGATTTGGCGGCAAGTACCCAGAGCGAACGTCTGGCCGATGACGGGGTGTTTCAGCGCAAGTTGCGCGAGAACATGACACCGGAATTACTCAATATTCTGATTATTCGCTACAGCGATAATTATGCGCTCAGGCAGCAGGCGTGGCAGAAAGTGAAGCCGTTTATTGCTTCTGATACACGACTGCCGAAGCCGCTACGCATGAACCCTGTTCTGATGCGACTGTGGGCGATGCACGAATTGCAGTGTGAGACATTGCGGCAGCACCAGGGCAAAGTCGGCATCAAGGATAAGGCCGAGAGCACGGTTTACCGCTGGCAGCAGAAGTGCCGCCAGGTGTGCCGGGAATGGGTGCTTGATGCTGAGGATGAGGCGGAGGGGGTGTTGGAGCAAGCAGGCGGCATCAAATTTGAGTGATGGGAAACCCGCTTTTGATGCACTACAATGTAATACAACTGACATCGGAGGACGGTAGATGAGTGTATCCAGTGTGCGCCTGAATCAGGACGTGGAAGAACCGTTAAACCGCTTGGCCAAAGTGTTGAGTCGTAGCCGGAATTATCTGATCAACGAAGCAGTTCGGGAATACATCACCAGACACGCCCGTGAAATGCAAGAGTGGGATGAGACTCTGGAAGCCCTTGATCAGGTTCGCAGGGGCGAAACCGTGGATGGTGATACTGTCATGGCTTGGCTTGATAGCTGGGGCAGTGACAATGAACTGGAGGCACCTGAATGAAACTCAGGTTTTCCAGAGGCGCGGTTGACGATTTGAAACGACTACGGGCGTTTATTGCTGAGAAGAATCCGGCAGCAGCTACTCGTATGGCTGCCATTCTGACCAGTAAGATTAAACTTCTGTGTGAACAACCGGGAATGGGGGTTATTGTGCGGCAAGACTTAAACCCGTGCTTGCGTGACCTGATTATCGGGTACTACACGGTGCGTTATCTGGCCGATGATAAAGAAGTGGTGATTCTGAAGATATGGCATCAGAAGGAAGCTGCTCCCACCCTTGACTAAAAGTGAGAGCAAACGTACTGTAATTTTACAGGCTGGGAAATTCCGGTTCACTCACTGAACCCAGCCTGAAACATCGCAAAAGAACCCGCCCAGTGCGGGTTTTTTTGTGCCTAAATTCCACCACTAAAAAGCAACCATGTTTAAATACTCGGCGACTTCCAAAGAACGACTGACGACGTGTGACGTGCGTTTGCAGCGTGTTTTTAATGAAGTCATCAAGTATTACGATTGCTCGATAATTTGCGGCCATCGCAATGAAGTTAAGCAAAATCAATCGGTTGCAGTTGGCAATTCACAGGTGCGCTGGCCGAACAGCAAACATAATTCGCTGCCGAGCAAGGCAGTTGATGCGTTGCCGTATCCGGTGAACTGGGAAGATTTGCAACGGATGGCGCATTTTGCCGGGTTTGTGCTCGGCATCGCCCAGGGAATGGGCATCTCTTTAAAATGGGGCGCTGACTGGGATAAGGACGGCCAGATCAGCGACCACACGTTTCGTGACTATCCCCACTTCGAGCTCATTGATGATGAATCTGAATCCACTGTCCGGCATCGCCAAAGAGGTGATGACCGGTCTTGACGGCCTGTTTACGTCGGACGAGGAACGAGCCAAAGCGGAACTGGCCCTGAATATTCAGCTGCAAAAACCGCACATTTTGCAGGCGATGGCAAATCTCGAAGAAGCCAAGCACCCGTCACGCTTTGTTTCCGGCTGGCGTCCGGCGCTGGGCTGGCTGTGCATTTTCATTCTGGCGTGGACATGGATTGTTCGTGATCTAGTCATCATTGCGCTGATGCTGGCAGAGTTGCCTGCTGTCGTAGATAAGCTGCCAGTGCCAGACACTAGCACGGTAATTACCTTGCTGCTGTGCCTGCTGGGCCTTGGCAGTGCCAGGACAGTGGAAAAATTACAGGGCGTGGCTCGCCGGTAAATAGATACTAATTAAACGACTATGGCTAATACGATTAAATACAAAACGACAATGTGCAGTGATGTTAAAGATATTATGGCACAAGGCGTTAGTCGTAAGGCGGCTGCCGTTGCGTTGGGTATTGATTACAAGACGTTTCTTGCGTACATCGACCGGTATCCAGAATTCGCTGAAGCGGTCGCTCAGGCCGATGTGTTGGCCGAGTGTTTCTGGGAGAAAAAATACGCTGAGGGTGCGCTCGGTGTCGATAAAGACGTGCAGCCGTCAATGATGATCATGTATATGAAGAATCGTTACCGCTGGTCTGACCGAATCGAGCAGCAAGTAACGCAAACTCAGGTGCCGCTGCTTGATGACCTCGCTGACGAGTAAGCAGACAGCGGTCAGCCGGAAGCTGCTGCAAGACTTTGCTTTTTATGCCCGGCACTGTCTGAAAATCCGTACAAAGAATGCCAAAGTGTTGCCCCTGGCTCTGAACACGGCGCAGCATTATCTGGATGACAAGATCAACGATCAGCTACAGCGCACGGGCAAGGTAAGGATCGTCGTGCTCAAGGGCCGACAGCAAGGATGCTCTACGTACACGGAAGGCCGGTTTTACTGGCGAGTCAGCAATAAAAAAGGGCTGCGGGCGTATATTCTGACCCATGAAGCGGATGCCACGGCAAACTTGTTTGATATGGTGTGGCGCTATCACGAAAACCAGCCGCTGTTTATCCAGCGGGCACTGAGGAACAAGAGTTCAAAGCTGCTGGAATTTGAGCACGATTCCGGCTATCGCGTCGGCACGGCGGGCAACAAAGGCGCAGGCCGGTCATCAACTGCACAGCTATTTCACGGTTCCGAAGTGGCGTTCTGGCCCAACGCCGACGAGCATTTGGCCGGTGTGCTGCAAGCGGTTCCCAACGAATCCGGCACTGAAATCATTCTTGAAAGCACGGCCAACGGTGTTGGCGGTGTGTTTTACGATTACGTGATGGATGCCCAGGCTGGGCGCGGTGATTTTGAACTGGTGTTTATCCCCTGGTACTGGCAGGACGAGTACCAGGCGGCTGTGCCGGACGGCTTTGTGGCCGATGAAGGTGAGCAGTTTTTGCAGCAAACCTATGGGCTCACCGATGGGCAGTTGCAGTGGCGGCGGCAGAAAATCTATGAGCTCAAGTCCACGGATAAGTTCAAGCAAGAATATCCGTGCAACGTCGAAGAAGCGTTCCTGTTTTCGGGCCGACCGGTATTTGATCCGAAGCACACAGAAGCGGCAAAAATCGAGTGTTTTGCGCCGAAAAAGAGCGTTGAGCTATCAATCAGCGGCGTGACAAAAGATAAACCCGGTTTGCTGCAAGTGTGGGAGTTTCCAAAGACTGGCACTCAGTACGCTATTGGCTGCGATGTGGCTGAAGGGTTGGCACCGGCAAATGACAAACACCAGCACGGCGATTATTCATCAATTGACGTGTGTGACCGCAGTGGGTTCCAGGTAGCGCATTGGCACGGTCATGTTGCCCCGGACGATCTGGGCAAGATGCTCAATGTGCTGGGCCGGTTTTATAACAACGCACTGATCGGTGTGGAGCGCAACAATCACGGTCTGACCACAATCACAAAGCTGAAAGACCTGAAGTACCCGAACCAGTTTTTAGAAACGGTGGTTGACCAGCGTACTCAGAAAAAAACCAAGCGCCTGGGCTGGCTGACAACGAAGAAGTCCAAGCCGTTGATGATTGATCATCTGGCTGGGTTACTCAGGGACGGCCAATCGGGCATCTGCAATAAAGCGACGATTGCCGAATGTCAGACGTATGTGATTGAAGACAATGGCAGTACCAATGCGCAGGACGGCTGTTTTGACGACCGGGTGATGAGTTATGCATTGGCACAGCAAATGGTGCTGAAGCTGCCCCGGCAGAAAATCAATATCAATGAGCTGAAGTATCGGGCACCAGGAAAGTCGGCTTATTAAAACAGCCACTACTCAGGCTGACTCAGGCTGCGGCTGACTGGAATGGGGCGACCTGTGGCGGCCTTTGCTGAATATGCCAGAGATCATAAGCGTTCTGCATTCTCAACCAGTGCTCGGCAGTCGGCTTTTTGAAAGCTAATTCTAATCGGACTGCCATTTCCGGGGTGATGGCACCACGGCCATGAATAATCTTGGACAGGGTTTTGCGGGTGATGCCAAGGTGCCGGGCAGCATCGACTATGGTCAGGTCAAGATAATCAAGTATCTCGTTTTTCAGCAGTTCGCCGGGGTGCGGCGGGTTGTACATTTCCATTAAGCGCTCCAACCCTTTGTGCAGGAAACTTATTATCATACTTTAAAAGTAACCCAAAAGGTTACTGTGTCAAGGACAGGTAATGGACTACGGACTGGTACAGATAGCAACGCCGGACGAGGTGACGCAGGCGGAGCTTCAGCAGGCTGAAGACGCTGAACGTCAACACCAGGCGGTGAAAGATGCGTTTGCGTCTGATCTGGTCTGCCGCTGGGAAGGCTACCGGGAATCGCGCCGGGAAGTTGAGCAAGAATGGCTGGACGCATTGCGGGCTGTCAAAGGGGAGTACGGCCCGGAGCAACTGAGGGTGATGGAAGAACAGCAGGCGTTAAGCCGGGTGTTTATCAAGATCACGACCACGAAAACCAATGCGGCTTATTCACGCCTTGTTGATCTGATGTTTCAGAATGTGGATTCATTTTGGGACATTGTGCCGAGTCCGCTGGCGGAAATTCCGAACTCCATAAAACGTCATATCCGAATGCAGGCGATTCAGGAACTGCTGCCCTACCCCATTGACCCGCGAACCCGCAATCAGTTGATTCAGGAACGCTACGACGAGATGGAAAAGGCGCTGATTGCCGAAGCCCTGGAAGAAGCGGAGAAAGCAGCGGTCAAGATGCACCGGCAGATCAAGGACTACCTGATCAGTGCTGATGCGCTGACGGAGCTGAAAAAGCTGGTGCGCGAGCAGACGACGCTGGGCACGGGTTGTCTGAAGGTGGCAACCATGAATATCCGTACCCATGAAAAGTGGGAGTCGGAGGGGGAGCAGTGGCAACTGAATGAACAGCAGCGTATCGAGCCGGACGTGGAAATGGCGAGCATTTTCGATATGTTCCCGGACCCGTACTCCAAAGACTGTGGTGCGCCGAACGATCTGTTTCGCCGTCATGTTCTGACTAAGCATGAATTGCGGGAGCTGGCCGACAGTCCCGGTTTTGAAGCGGATACCATTGTTGAGATTCTGACCCATTCGCCCGACGGCAATCATGTTCCCCTTGACTACGAACGTGAGCTGAACAACCTCAATAACGCTGACCACCACTACGTCACGACTAAGCGCTACGACGTTCTGGAATACTGGGGGCCGGTGGATGGTGAGCAGTTGATGCGTTATGGCGTAAAAGATATTGATGCTCAGTCTGAGTACCAGGGCAATATCTGGATATGTGACAGTCAGATGATTATGGCTCGGTTAAACCCGCTGAAGCCTGAAGCCATACCCTACAAATTCGTGCCGTATGAAACGGTGTTGCATCGTTTCTGGGGCATCGGCATTCCGTACATGATGAACGACAGTCAGGATGTAATGAACTCTGCCGGTCGCGCTTTGCTTGATAATGCTGCATTGACTGCCGGGCCGATGTTTCAGATGGATGTGAGCAAGTTGCCCGAAGGTGTTAGCCTGGAAGATGCTAAAAAGGTCTACCCGTACCGGATGTGGTGGTATGACGGGCAGGCCGGGGAAGGGCCGATGATCAACGCGATTAATGTGGCCAGTAATCAGGGTGATCTGTCTGGCATTTTTGAGCTGTTCCGCCGGTTTGCGGATGAAGAAACCAGTCTGCCGTCTTATACCCACGGTGAGCAGACGCAGAGCCTGAACAAGACCGCCAGCGGTATGAGTATGTTGATGACTGCGGCCAACGTGGCATTGAAAAGTGTGGTCAAGAATATAGACGACTACGTAATTGTTCCCCTGATCGAGAGTCTGTTTAACTTTGCCATGCAGTGGTCAGAGATCGAGGGTAAGCGAGGTGATCTGGACGTGGTGCCGATGGGTTCTGCGGCACTGGTGGCTAAAGAATTGCAAAGCGAACGGATGATGAACGCGCTGAATGTCACTATGAATCCGATTCTGGGACCAATGACTGACCATCGCTATTTGCTCAATGAGTATCTGAAATCACTGGATATTGATCCCGACAAGGCGCTTATTTCTGAGGAAATGTTGAATGCACAACCTGATGCACTTATCCCGCCAGGAGGCGGAGGCAATTTGCAGCCTGGGCAACAACGCCAGTTATCAGACGATGGAAGAATACCTGAACCGGCGCAAAGTTTTGCTGTTGGAGAAACTGGCCAGCGCCGGTGATATGGACGACGTTCGGCTTTTGCAGGGCCGCATTAATGAGTTGGATGACATTTTGCGCCTGCCGGTCAGGGCTGACCGGGTGATAAATCCGAACGGTTGAGGCAATCACTCCTGAAGCTGTTGAACGCTAATACCGAATATACCGGCCACCCGTTCAAGGGTTGCTGGTTTGGGCGTTGAATCCGGGTTTTCCATTTGAGCAACAGCAGATTGGCTGATGCCTAATTGATCTGCCAACTGCTCCTGACTCATTTTTTTGTACTTGCGCCACGCTGCGATCAGGGATAACCCCTGAAGCTGGTAGCCTACTACATCGTGGGGAAACCAGACGTTTTCAGCCTGACCTGTGATTTCCAGCCACTGTTCATAGGGCACGACCGCAAAGGCAGGTTTGCCGCTGTGGTGAATAATCTGGACTTCAGTAGGTGTTTTCATTGCGTCGTTTAACCTCCTCGATGGTAACGATCCGGCACATTGTATTAATGGCTTATAGTATAAGAAAAAATATAAGGTAAGCCGTTTTCCAATCGCACCGCCTATGCGAATAAAGTATTTACTAGCTATACTTACTTTCAGTATGAAAGGAGGTAAGTATGGCCAAAACAAGAACCACCGTCACCATTGATAAAGAGCTACTGGCAGAGGCCCAGTCACTGCCGCTGCCGCCCTTGTCTAATCTGTTTGAAGATTCGGTGCGAGCCGCAGTGAAAAAGGCCCGTGAGCAACAATGGCTGGAAGAAAACCGGGAAGCGATTGTTGAGTACAACGAACGGATAGAAAAAGAAGGCACGTTCAGCGAGAAGTACGGGGTATGGCGCGATGAATCAGTTTGATGTTTTTCAACTGGATCACCTGAAGGTCATTGTCCTGCAACATCCCTTTGCTGAAACGACAACAGTGGTGGTTGCACCGCTACTCACCAAAAGCCAGGTACGTAAGCCGATCGGGGGGTTGCTGCCAGAAGTGGTGATAGATGGTGAACCCTTGTTTGTTGATATACCGGCACTGGCTGGCATCAAGCGTAGCCTGTTACGCCGGTGTGTCGGCAACCTGGACAGTGAACGGCTGGCCATTATGTCGGCACTGGATTTACTGTTCAGCGGATTTTAGCACCACAGTTAAAGACGTTAAGTAGTGCTCGTCCGAAAACCCACCAATAATCCAACTCACTCAGGGGCAAAAGGGATTTTTTGCGCATGTTCTGACGGACACATTTCCAATTCTCGCTATATTGGTTATTTTTTGATCTATTTG